CCTTATTTCCCCCTCGTGAAGGGGTTTTGGGAAACGTGGATCAATCGTTTTCCTGGACTGTTTTACAGTTTGGCTTGGGACCCTACGGGGTTCCTGGAGTGGACTACCTTACCGATATAGAGATGGCAGGACACTTTGGCTGTTGACTCCGTCAACCCTGTGGAGCTTGGAGGGTACTCGATGGGCTAGACCACGGAGGTCGCCTAGCATGCTGCGTACTGGGCAATGGCGGCTCGGTATTTACGGTGCGAAGTTTGCCGTGGAATGACTAGAACCCAGCCCTTATTTAGGGGCTTTTAGCCAGTTTAACTCGGGTGCGCAGGTTAACTGTCCTGTGTACCTTAAATACTACAGTGCCCAATCGAAATAATAACCGACGTCGAGGTCGACGAAGACCAATCGCGCGCGCTTTGCGCAAGGTTGGCCGCCTCGCACGTACTATCGTCAATGCTCCACGAAAAGCGCGTCGTGGTATAAATCGCGCTAAAAGGAATATTGGACAGGGCTTAGGCGCACGCTTAGGCCGTGATATGGGGTTGAATTACTCCACAATCACAGGGATGGGAGACTATGAGGTTAAGACCAACACCTTAGTCCGTCCAACTACTGTCCCTGACTTTGGCATTAATAGTGTCAGACTTACCCACAAGGAATACCTTGGTGATATCTCTGGCTCTGTCAATTTCACATCTTCCACATATCACATCAATCCCGGATTGTCCGCCACCTTCCCTTGGTTGGCTGGACTTGCACGAAATTATCAACAATATCGAATGAACGGGATGCTATATGAGTTTGTCTCAACATCAGCGACCGCGCTCAACAGTATCAATACTGCTTTGGGTAAAGTCGTCATTGCTACGAATTATAATGCAGAAGACCCGGATTTTACATCTACGGTTGAGATGCTTACTACACAATTTTCCAATTATGGTAAGCCTTCTGCGAATTTAACTCATGCAATTGAATGTGCACCATCAGAAACAGCAAGTAATCTGTACTATGTCAGAACAGACATAGAAATGGAACAAAAAGACTTGCGTCTTTCTGATTTGGGATTTACACAAGTTTCTACTGAAGGCATGCAAGCAGAAGCTGTCATTGGTGGCCTATGGGTCACTTATGATGTTACGTTTCTGAAACCAACCTTGAATGCCGAGATTGCACAATCTGATGGTTTTGACCAGTGTAATTTTTACACTGACATTGCTGCTGCTGATATTTATAATGACATTACTATATCACCACGCAATGTCTCATTAGGTGGCAAATTCTATGAATCTAAGGATTCTGTCACTTATCAATTCAATGATGGAATTGCTTCTGGATACTTTCTATCGCTGGTCGAATACCCGACCCCGGTAGAGAACAAGTTGTCCGGAGGCACAGTCTATACCCTTACGGGTTGTGACTATGTCACTGACACCGATGACAATGGCCCCTTTTCAGTCGCCGTCATTGGAAAACTGCCCAGGCTTACCACAAGCTTTTACAATGGGCAGTCAGTCAATGACACATGTGGATTTGACATAATTATTGTCAAGGTCTCTTCCAAAAATGCAACCATCCAGTATGCTGGTGTGGCTGCAAATATTGGCGCCTCGGTTAACCAAACCTGGAGGGCGTCAATTTGGCCGATTAACTACAATAATCTGCCTGATAAGTCTGTTTAGTTTGATTATGTGTCGCAGACTACTCTTTCTAACCCTCCTTCTATTTCTTGTGGTTGAACCCATTTCCGAATGGGACCAGTTATTTAAATCTGCAAAGTGGGTCGTATCCGTTGATCGAACCCATGGATATGGTTGGTCCTATTGAGATTTGGTCTAGATCACCAATATTTAGTATAGATAGAATAGTTTGTCTCTTCTTCTCCTTGTCTTTCTCTTTCAGCTATCCCATTGACCATTACCTTGCATGCCACCGCGTTCAGAGTGCCTGAATTCGGTGGGTGCAAGCTTTTATTGGTCATGCTGGGGGCCCCGCGGGTCCTTGGGATTGGGGGTGAAACCTGTAACCCGCCCGAGACACGGTCTCGTTCATCAGGTGGCTTTTAGCTCATAAACGATGAGTGACGTTGTGCCATAACAATGATGCCGGTAACGATGATGATTGAAGTTACGGTGGGCGCATCTCCTAGCGTGGCAACCAAGGGAGAGCTCCTCAACGGTCGGAGCCAATGTGACCGCAGAGAAGGTGACTGTAAAATTCATCTTGAAGGCTTCGCGCCTGACGTGAAGACAAAACAGTCGCCTGTTGCTGACATACATAATCAGCACAAGGAGGTAAAAAATATGGAAAAACAAATAAAAAATAGAAAAACTAAAAATCAAACAAAAAATAAAAAATACAAAAATAAAAATGCTAGATTAGATGATATTCATAAAAAGCGCGATAAAAATCGACACAGACACACAGAGCGCTTGAGATCTCTCAACGAGAAACGCCGTCAAAAGTATGAATTTGACAGCACGTTGGGATATCCGGGAGAGGGGCCTCCACCACCGCCCCGTCCCAAAATAAAAAGACGGCCGAGACTGAAGACTGCCCCAGTGGTCCAGGATCTCGTCAACAATGTTGCGGTTTTGAAGGGCGAGTTAGACGCCATGAAAGCCACAGCAAAGGCCGCTAAAATCAATCAAGACCCTTCGAGAGATAATTCTAAACTCTACGCGCAATATGCGGGTGATCTCTACTTCGAGGTTCCTATTACTTCGGAGAACGATGAGACCATTCAGGTTGCACGTTATGATTATACTGAAGCGAAGTACGGTCTGGGGAAAGGAAGCACGTTGGATGAACGGACAGTGGAGCAGGCCAGAACTGATCTGGTGTACATTGATCCTGTTCTGAAAGAATACGATTTGGAAACAACATACTCCATCTATGAAAGAAAGGAGGAGAAGAAACACAGTTTTAAGAAATATCTCTTGTTGTTTTTTTACATTATCGTGCTCCTTAGTCAGTTTTTCCCTTTAGTTTTAATTATTATTGCTGATAAAATGACTAGCAATAATTATATTATAGCCATCGAACTTTTTGGGCTTTGCCATGTGGCTAAGAAGCTACTAAAGTGGCGTAAAGATCGGGGAACAAAATCTGCATATACTGACAAAACAATAAATGGAGTGTACAAAGACGGAAAGGTCAGGCTGGTTGACGCCAAAGAGTTACCGTCTAAAAGGATTACAATATCTTTGGAATTATACTCCCAAGTTAGAGCGAAGGTTATGTTGGACAAAACGTTGTCCATGTCAGTGGCGTCTGTCCGGATTCGCACTCTCTGCAAGGAGAGTTATGGCATAAATTTGCCGCGAAGTAGATATGATGTTATTGAACAAACGGCCTTGTTGTTGGAGAGAGAGTATGCGCATGAACTCGCATTCGACAACGAGGGTTCGCTTTTTCGCCTACCCAAAGTACCCCCACAAAGTTGTACGCAATTGGATACGACCCTCTACACTATGCAAACATCGTTAAGCCGATTGTCTGTAAAAAAGGAACCAAAATCATCGAAAGAAAAATCGTTCCTGAAGAAGAAAAGTGGGTGGTATCGCAGTCTTTGGGTTATGGCTCTACTTATTTCGGTGCTGCTTTCTATAAGCCTAATCACAAGAGCCTCAAAGGAATCTCCTACGCTATACAAAAACGCATTGCAACCAGTCCTCCTTGTGCCAACGGATCACTTTCAAGAAGATTTGGAACATTCGTTGACCAATGGTGTCAAAGAAATCTTAGACCCCTGGACTGCGATTCTGACACGAGTTTCGACACTTGGATCGAGCGATGCAACTACAGTAGAGAGCGCAAACAGGAATTACGAGGAATTTATGAAGGAGTACCAGAGCCGGGAAGATACGAGACACGCGGAAATTACCACAAAGTTAAGGCTTTTATCAAGGATGAAAGCTATTGTTCACCTAAGCACCTCAGAGGCATTTACTCTCGAGTGGATGTCTTTAAAACAATTGTCGGCCCTATCTTCAAACTTATGGAAGATGAGGTTTACAAGGTGCCCGCGTTCATCAAGCATGTACCAGTTGCTCAGAGAGCCAGGTATGTGTATGATAAATTGTATAGACCCGGAAATAAAACCATGGCCACAGACTATACTTCATTCGAATCTCACTTCACAAAACCTATGTTAAGGAATTGTGAATTTCGAATGTATCGTCATATGGTCAAAAATTTACCACAGGGCAAAAGTTTCATGAAGTTGTTAGATTTTGCTTTGTGTGGGAAAAACCAGGTTGACTTCAAAACACACACTGCCTTTATTGAGGCATGCCGGATGTCAGGGGAGATGAACACCTCACTTGGCAATGGCTTTTGTAATTATATGGTGTATCTATTTTTACACCATGAGTTGGGAAATAAAGATTATGATTGTGTTATTGAAGGTGATGACTGTCTGGGTACGTTTTCTGGGATTATTCCCACTGCGGAAATGTACGCGGAGTTGGGTTTCAACGTCAAAATTGAAATTCACGATGACTTGAGCACGGCCAGCTTTTGCGGCCTCATCTTCTGTCCTGAAGATTACATCAGTATCGTGGACCCCATCAAAGTCATCTTGAAAACTGGTTGGACGTCAAGGAAGTATGCCAATTGTGGTGGACGCATGTGCAAGAAACTCTTGAAGGCGAAAGCCCTCTCGAATGTTCACCAATACAATGGTTGCCCTATCATTGTTACATACTCTCTCATGATTCTGAGATTATTAGGCGATAAGATTGCTCCCAATTTCGGTGAGTTCAGTCTTTACTATCATGAAGAATTATTGAAGTCTATGAAGAATGGACTGCCTGATATTACTGTTCCATCGATACATTCGCGAATGTTAATGGAAACAGTGTTTAACATCACTATCTCTGAACAACTTGTTCTTGAGGATTATTTTGATTCTATTCAGAATGTTAGGCACACCATATCTCATCCAATCATTGACGACCACACAACTCGAGCACAACGGGACTACTTTTTACAGTATACCGTTCACTAACGACCTATTCAAACTTTGCTTATTGATACTCGCTTTAAGCGTTTAACTTGGACAAATCGGATTCTGAACTCAAATATGATGGTGACCTCCTACCTGCGGGCGAGGAACCGGGTCTATGACCCACCCAATTCAGG